TCGCACAATCAATACATACAAGTTCTGAATTAAGGAATACTGTAATTAGAAATGATAGTTGTCACTTCAATACATATAAGCCTGATCAAAAAAGCGATATGTATACATTATCTACACCTATTCAGCCCTATAATGGAGACCATACATTATTATTTGAAAAACCAAATTACTCAAACAGTTGCACACCACCTATTAATACAGTAGCGCCTTTTCTTAATTTTACCAGAGAACAACGTAATATGTGAAAATAAATCTTGATTTTTAATATATGTATTATGTATATATGAACAATAAACCAACTGATGTTTGCAGTCCTTATTCATATATACACGCTGATAAATTTACGTGTTTAACTAATGAAAATATATCGTTACTTAAAGAAGAGTGGAACAAGCGTCATCCAAATAATAAAATAAATTCTAATGATCCACGTGAAATTTGGGAGGAAATGAACACTTATATGAAGCATTATTTGTGTGAAAATGAGCGATGTTGGGTTCGAAAGTTAATATCCAATTCTGATATTAAGCGCGATATATTTAGCGAATCATTTGCCCCATCCATGCCTCATCATTGGAAGAAGAAACCCAATGCGTGGCTCAGTGACATCGATATTTCACGTGTAATGCGACAGTTTGAGTTAGCTCATTCTGATTTCTTATTTATTGGTCCTTCTCCAATCGACTACGACGTGTATGATGAAGATAAAAATCAGTATGTATGGCCGGAGTTAAAAGACTTCAATCTTTCCGATTATTTAAATAAAACACCTCCTAAATCTAGAATTGGTATTGTCTTTAATTTAGACGATCATAAAGGCGTTGGAACACATTGGGTGGCAATGTTTATCCACATAACAGATAGGAAAATTTACTATTTCGATAGCAATGGCAATACAATTCCAGCCAATATTAAGAGACTGGTAGATCGTATAAAATCTCAAGGAAAAAAACATAAAATGAATTTCACATTGTCGTGTAATTATCCCAACGAACATCAGAAAAAAAATACTGAATGTGGAGTGTATGTAATGTTCTTTTTGAAAACAATGTTGAATGAAAACAATTGGAAACTCTTCAAAAATGGTCGTATTTCAGACGAAGAAATTCACAAGCAACGAGCTATATTTTACAACACTGTCTAAAGACGTCGTGTTCGCTTAATACGTGTAAGAATAAACTGATAAAATGGTTTTCTAAAAATACATTCCATACTTGACAATTTCTTTGCAGAGTATGTTTTGAATATTTTGACACTTGAAAGAATAATATTTTGGTCTTCTGTAGCAACATATAATTCATTTACGCATTTGTCAAAGTTATTGCGATATCTTCCATCATACGCATAAATAGCATCTACGAGTTCATTAGGTAATCCATATAATACGTTCATTAGTAACTTATAGCCGAATATTTTTAACTTATAATTTACACCTTTGTATCTAAATATCGTTTTCCATTTCTTTGAACAATGGTTCCTACAAACATAATCGGAATATTGGGGTTCTTGAGTGCCTGTTGGAAACTATCTAAATCGTAAGCCTTATCCGTTTCATTACCATTCTCGTCTAATCGCACGGCATAATCGGTTCCATTTATTTTCACGCGCTTTGCTGCCCATTGTTCCTTTGTAATATTTAATTTTTGATGCTTTCCGTCTTTTTGCTCATCGTGTACATTGGGTTTATATGAAAATACTGAAGGGTCAACATCATTTCCAAATGAATAACATTCTAATGATTCTCCCGATGACGCACTAGAATGAACAGCGCAATCAATAGACGCTTCTTTCACATTCTTCAAAATTTGTCGCGTCACACTTGCTTTATAATTTGAAGTTTCGTATAAAGTTTCATCACTGGTCATCGGAGTTAAATTCTTCTTATCTAAACGACTGACATCATTATTGCGAATATCTATATTCATTTTCTTCTCAATCTGCTCTTCACTAAATACCATTAAATAATAAAATACCTTGATATTTCTTTCATCTAGAGGTAAATCTACATGACTACAAATACGTCTAGCACGACCAATCACTTGTTCGCTCCTCACGGGATGCCAGTAAGGTTCCATAATATGAATGTAACGTGTGTTTGCTAAACTAATACCCTCAGCACCAGATGCTGTAATCATAAATATTTTGATGATCTCTCCTCTATAATTATTTTCGTGTACCGCACGTAAGTTTTCAGCCAATGATGTAGGAAGATACTCCCATGTACCATTATAAACATGACGAATAATTTCCTTCTCCTCGGCACTTTCTGTACCTGTATATAAAGCATATGATCTACCTTCCTTCAATGCATCAATAGACATATCCAATTCCCATTCTTGAGAAGCATTTTTCTTCAATTTAAAACGATGATAACCATTTGCTTCGAGCACCATTGAAAATACTCCAATTCCTTCTATTGTTCGAAATTGACTATATATTAAGTGGAGACCATCCATTGTATCCACATTTTCCAATAATTGGGCAAATTTAGGACTATAAATCTGAAGCTCGTCACCAACTAAATATTTATCTTTCTTAGAATTCAATGTTTCCAACGCGCTTTGTACACGCGATTGATAAGATAAATTATCATAATTAACATCTTCGTCTTCATTACTCACCCTACCATCTATATTAGATAATCTCTCTTGGAATGACAATGCATCTACATTGTCTTCGTCGTTTACTTGTCCGACCGACTCTTCAATATCTTTTCCAGGCATCGGTCTTCCAGGTGGATCCGGAAATACGAAATTACAGAAGGCACGAGAAAAAATGCGATATGTAGATACGGTATCACTATATAAATCTTGTGTTTTATTCATTATACGACGTTTACGTTGCTTTGATTCATTTGTCCTTTCTAATAAACGAACTTCTTGGTACTTTGCGAATTGATAATCACTCATAGAAATGCGAACTACGTGTGTATCTTTTGTCGGCTCGTATGCCGGCATCAATTCTTCTTTTGCGCTTTTGAAGTAAGAGGTCAGTCCTAATATTCGACGTTTAAACATATTACTATTTTTCATATTCCCACTGGTGGTGTCAAAGAACAATTCTTCAAAATCAGGTAATTTATCAGGAAGCGCTTTTGAATTTATGATTTTGATACCATCTTTGCGCACGCTTACATTAGCCTCCTTCATTGTTTGCACCAATCCATTAATGAACTCTGTATCTGAAATTTCATCGCTTTGATTGTATCGTACACCTTTATAAGCTAGTCCATAGAATTTATTGACAAACCCAAATGGTGTTCGCGTCACATAAAGCGTACCTGATTTATATTCAAGATAGTCAATAATCTGATGTTTTGAAAACATTCGCTTAAATTGATCTTCAGTATACTTTTTCTGTCCAGTGGTAATTGGTATGGCCGCTGTGCGTATGTATCCGCGCAAAATGTTATATAACACACCAATTTCATTGGGGTAGTTAATGATTGGTGTACCACTCAAAAGCACAATTTTCGCATTTTTTGCCTTCATTAATAAATGATACAAGTTAGTTGATATAAATTGGGAAGGTTCCTTTGCGCGTTCTATTTTATTTACAATTCGGCTGATTAGATTGTGAGCCTCATCTATAATAATTACCTTATGGTCAAATGGATTTTCCGTATTGTTTTTGGTCAATTCATTCATGTGACGTTTTTGAAGACCATTATAATTTATAAATTTATACTTACTATGAATCATTTCATTTAACTGTTTGTCCAATTCCTGTTTCTGCATCGGGGATAATTGTTCATAGTTAGGTTGTTGTGTTACATCCACCATCCAGGCACCATTAGTACTTTCAATATAATGTTCGGGAAGGTGAAGAATCTTCGATAATAATTCTTTCGGATATTCGCTAGATAGTGGGGTGAATTTCCAATATTGCTTCTTTTTGTAAATGGGATCACCGCACTTTTTGAGCTCTTCAAAATAATTCACACGTAATGAAGCAGGGGTTAATACAACCACTTTTTTCGACTGCATCATTCCTTCCGTGAAAGCGACAGTAGACGCGGCGTGTAAAAAACTCTCGGCAACAGCAATAGACGAGCATGTTTTACCCGAACCAAGGCCATGATATATAAGAAGACCTCTATATGGAGTGTATACGTTCAAATAGTCCAAGATAATTTTTTGATGTGTTAATAAACTAAATTGATCTGATTTCACAACATCTCCATTTTTATTTCGAGTAACTACATTTCGTGTAGCTTTATCACATTCAGTAGTCTGTTCAGTACTGGTGACTTCTTTGCGATATTCTGAAAAGAGCGACTGAATAAATTTGATAAAATATTCACGGTTATTCATGTAATAACTAGGCTTCTTTATCAATACAATATCCTTCTTATTTGGAAGTAACTGCTTTATTGATTCACCTACTTCATATGATGCTATTTCGTGAACAGCATCTTCCATAACTTTCTTAGGTTTACGACGTTTTTTCTTTTTTTCTCCATCATTTGATTCGACAATAATTCTCTCTTCGTCGTCATTATTGTCATCGTCTTTGTGAACAACGGGAATGTTTCGGCGGACGACTTTGACCTGATTGATATCTCTCATGAACTGATCGACATCAAATTCAGAGTCTATTTTTTTTTCTATTACCGCTTTGTTCGCACCTTCTAAAATGGAATCAACATCAACTTCTTGTAATTCGTCCTCTTTATTAGTTTCCCGAAATTGTACAAGAACATCTTCCTGTTTTTTTGGATTAGGTTTTACTTTCAACCCTTCGAGAATATTACTCATTATATTTTTCGGATATTATATTTTCATATCTTTTCGCAGTAAATAGATTAAAAATAAAATTACAGTATAATGTATAATGATTACTAATCAAGATTTGAGTATCATAGAAAAAACTCTAAATGTAATATTAGAAAATATGTACCAGTTTACTGAAGCATCGTACGATTTCTTATATAAATTTTCCGAATATTGCGTAGATCATAATATAATTATTTAAGAAGATTAATTACCATCTCACAGGCTATTTGCTCTGCCTTTCGTTTTATACGATGATATGCTGATGACAAATAAATCAGCACTTTATCCTTTTCGTCTACCATCTTGTGTATAGCTGAAAATGAACCCAATGATTCATAAGAGGTCGCTTCGTCTGGATGCGTTTCGTGAATCGCTTGTCCCAAACAGATGTAAACACCCATGTTATATCCGTCCTCATACTCGTGTGGAAGTTCAATGTAATGTGGAGTTACCTTGAATTCTTTCTGGATTTTTACTTGTAGAATATTTTTGAAATTATCGTCCTCGTCAATGAGTTTCCAATCTACGTGTTTTGAAAACACATTTTCAATGAATATTTGCGCCATTTGAAAACCGGGTCCAGTAACAAATAGATTATCAAACCAGCATTCTTCATCTTTCACAGAGATTTTATTGAATTCCAGGAACAAAGCACCTAGAAATGCCTCGAATAAACATCCTAGTTTTTTAATATTTGTTCGCGTATTTTTTTCTTCGGCGTGTTTTGATACAATGAACCATTTATGTAGTCCCATTTCATATGCTATTCTACCAATATGCTCATTCTTAACAATCGCTATTTTTTTCTCCGTCATAAACCCTTCATTTTCCTTCGGAAATGTACGATACAAATAATATTTGGTGATGCATTCCAGAACACCATCTCCCAAAAATTCCAACCTCTCATTGGATTTTGTACTGAGCGGCATACAATCAAACGGTTTTTCCACTACAATAATATTGTCTTTGTCGTTTTCCAAGAATGGACGCTTCACATACGACTTATGAATAAATGCTCGCTTATAAAGTTTGTCGTTATATACTGTACCAGGTACACCATATTTTTTCAACAATGTCTGAATTTCAGGGATTGTGATTTCCGTATTTTGATTGTTATACGGGTTAAATACCAATTTACCATCTACTTGTTGAATATCGTCATCAGAAATCGTCTTACTCATGTTTTATAATAAATATATATTGGTATATTTCTTTTCAATTTTTTCCCTTTTTAACTTTTTTCTTTTTTTTAAA